GGGGTGTATGTAAAATCAGGCTGCGCTTGATACTCGGGTGTAACCGTCGCACCGGGTAAGGTAACGTCACCAACGTTAAAGCCGCCGGTAGTATCTACAGGCTGTTGGTTAAACTCACCAACCATAAAGTGATCGGGGTTCCCACTAAACGTTACATCTCCTTCGGTAACACTTGTTATTCCTTCAGGATTACCCGCTACACCTTCACGGGCAGCGGCCTCTGCTATGATTCTTTGTGCATCGGCAAGTGCCGCAGCATGACCGGCTTCACTAAAATCTATATGCGGGTTAGCCGCATGAAGCGCCGCCTGCCGCGCCCTAGATTCTGCTGTGGAAGCCTCTGCCGCTATTCTTCGCGCATTTGCTTCTTCCATCTGTTTTATTTGTTCATCGGTATACTGAGGCACGAAATCTCTAGGAGACGCAATACCTACAGGTACTGAACCGCCTTCAGCATAAGCGTAACTAAGGCTTTTACCCATCATTATTGGTCACCTCGTTGCTTTAACATCTCACGCTCCATTGCAGACTGAATACGTGCCTGTGTTTGTGCTTCTTGTGACGCAAGACGCCTGTCAAACTGTGAACCACGCATTTGCTGGTTCTGTGCATCCAGTTCAACCTTGGCTTGGTCAATCGCTTGATCGGCCTGATCGCCTTGTGCCTTAATCTGTAACTCTTGCTCTTTAAGCTGAACCAACGGATCGGGGGCCCCGGCACCTGACAGTTCGCCAGATAGTTGTTTAACCTGCTGCAATCCTTCTGCTACAAACTGAGCAGTCATCTTCTCAACTTCTAACATTTCGTCATCTGTTGCAGGTTGGCCACCTTTTTGTTGCACTTGTTGTAAATATGCAACAGCCGCTTGTTCTTTAGCAGCAATCTGTACGTGTTCCATAACATGCTTCTGCAAGCTAATAGCAACAGGAGGCATACCACCAACCATAGGTGATGCGCCAAATACCAAGTGTGCCGTAATGTGCGCCTGATGGTTTTGTCCTTCAAAGGCATGTAGCTCCAACATATCTAGAGCGTTAATGTTTTCCTGTGCAGGATCAATAGGTACAGGCTCATCTGTCGGAACCGCTTTCATTATACGGTCAACGTCAGTTACGCCAAGTGCCTCGTACATATCCCGATACACTTCGTTTAAATTGTGAAGCTCCGGCGCTTGTGACGCCAGTTGTAGTTTAGTCTGCGCCATTACAATACGCTGCGCCTGACTAAATACGTTAGGGTTACTAACGGGTACTACGTCTACGCGGTCATCAAAGTCCTCCCGCATGATGCTTTCGTCACCACCCGGTACAGTATATGGATACTGCTGGGGTAAACTTTCAGACATCACACGCGCAAGAATCTTAAACTCCTGCTTCATTGCATAGTGCAAACGCTTATGAACAGCACTCATCACACGAGTACCCTGCTCCATCATAGCGATGGTTGTACCTACCGCAGCTTGCTGATTACCGTCACCAACCTTGAGGTCCGTGATCGTCGCAAAACGCTGTCCAGCCTCTACTACAAAACCAAGTAGGTTAAATAATGTTTGGTCAGGACCTTTAAATGGCAGCGGCATAAGGCTGTCACGTATAGCCCCTCCGGGTGCGTCCACATCTCTGAACTCACCGGGCTGCAACGGATCGTCATCGTCCCTGATCCGTAGTCCGCGGGCCTTGAAGCCTGCTGGCAGATTAGACAACGTACCGGCGTCGATTAACTGTCGCAGCGCCGCTGTAGCGGTTCGTGACAAACCACCAATCGTATGGATCAAACCTAACCCGTAGAAACCGAATCCCGGTAAAAACTTAAAGTGGGTAAAGTATTGTATCTTTCTTTTTAACTCGTCATCTTCTTGGTAATTACGACGGATCGACAACACCTGACCATTGTCCTCGGACAACGTTACAACGTAAGGAACCTTAATACCTGTGGGTTCGCCATCGTCATCAAGCTCTTCGTAACCTTCCAAGTCTAAATCGACGTGGCATTCTAAAATTGTGCAGTCATAATCTATCTGATTAGGTTCCAGACCTTCAATACGGTCCATCTCACCTTCTAAATCAGACAATTCTTTTTGTGCTGGGATAACTTCAACGTCTAAATACGAGCCACCAATCTGTCGTTTGCGCAGATCGTTAAGTGACATACGCACTACTTGCGTAATATTAGGACATGTTTCGAGGTCCGAGGTCTCATAAGGAACAACCAAGTTCTCCGCTGGTACAAACTTAGATACCGCACGACCTAACGTTTCATCAAAATAAGTCTTCTTAAACGTAGAACCCGCCAACGGGAGATAAAACAACATCTGATCCATGTCAGGTGTGTATTCTTCCATAACACTCGTGATGTAGTAGTTCATAAACTGACGTACACGCGAGGCTTGCTGGTTCTTAGAAGTGGATTCTTTGCCCATAACTACAGTACGGACGGGACCCGAAGCAGGTAATAGCTCGTTAAAAGCTTGTGCTTGAAACTGAGTAGCCGCTTCAGCAAGTAACGGGTGCGTTACTGCGGAGGCTCCACGGAAAGGCTGGGTACGCTCATCGTAAGTAAAGCCTAAAAGCTCTAAACCGTTAGTATAAGCATCTTCCCACTCTTGGCGACTTGCTTTGTTAGCATCAAACTCACCAAGCAAATCACTGGAAATACGTGCCAACTCTCTGTCTGGCATCTCTTCTGCCAAGTTAGCATAAAAATCATCACTGACACCACGCTGGTCCTGTGGGTCAAAATCAATAACGACACCGCCGTCATCTTCTGGGCTTATCTCAATGGAGCCAACATCTTCAGCTTCAATGTCTGCCATCACTACGTTAGCACTATCGGGCAATTCGATCTCTACTTCAGCCGCTAAATCGTCCGGGTCTAACTGTGATGGTACGTCCATCAACCCTGCGTTTGGTTTACCATTTGCCATTGCTACTCCTAATATTCCGATATGAAGTAGCCGTACTGATCTCTGGGTATATAGAGATCGGGGCCCTTCTCGGGACTCTTGAAACTACGATCATTCGCAGAACGTCCCATAATTACATCTAGCTGTTTAAATATCTTTGCGTCTACCATCTTTGCTAACTGAGCAGGCGTCGCATCTATACCAGCCGCTTTAAAAATTGAAATACCTACCGCGTTGTTCCGCTTATCCATAGCACGATGTAGGCGATTTGAGAAACCAATATCTTCTCCAAGGTTTCCTACCGTCATTGCGGTCTTTGGGCCGTAGTCCGCGGCCATCAAAGCACTACCCAACATGTGCCCACGAGTGTCCGCTAGTTCTTGAGGGGTGGGTAAATCTTGGCGACCGGCTGGCCGACCATGACGATTTGGACCCTCTATAGGGTCTTGAACTAACGGATAGTCGTAGTCTTGTTGAAGGGTTTCGTAAAAAGTATTACCTTCCGGATAATATGTTTCACGGGCCTCGGAATTTGGATTACCCGATGCTCTTATCTCAGACTGTCTGTCCGCATCGAACCGTGCGCCTTCAGGAGGAGAAGCAAAAGGTGTATATTGTTCTGCAAAGAAGGTTCCTACGCCGCGTTCGTCAAATTCTTCTTCTTGTACAGGTGGAGGTAATTGCTCACCACCTAAAACGACCGTAGCTCCGCCGTCCTCAAAGTAGGAGACAAATCCGCCCGCTCCAAGATTTACCGCGGCACTATTCATTTGCAGGCCTTCCATAAAAAAAAGTTAATAATACGCTTTCACTTTAGCATGGTTTTCGTCATCTTCCCAGTCATCTGTTGGCAGTTGTACAAAGTTTCCTTGTCTATAGCGCATAAGCGCCTGTGTCATACTATCTACCAAATCATCGTGTTCTCCATTAGGAAAAGCAGCTACTTCTTCGATTAACTCGTCCGAAAAAGTCTCGTCGGGGGCCCAAACCATCCCTGCTTCAAACAATGGCGATACACTATGTACTCGACTCACCTTATCGTTACCGCGGCTCGGTGTAAAGTTTACAACGGGTATGCCCATGTTTCTTAACTCGTGTGTCAAAGGCAGTCCACTAGCTTTGGCTTCAACAATAACAGTATCTGGTTCCCAAAACTTATAATTGTCAAGAGCAACTTGTTTCAACTCAGGAAAATCCCAACGTCCCTTTTTACTATCCAATAGGATCAGGTTGGGACCCGAACCACCCTCATTGGGGTAAAACACCCCCCACGTTGTAATTGCAGAATAGTCCGCCGTTTCCCTTTTACTAAACGCCGTATCGTAACTTTGAATCACATATTCCAATTGCGGAATCTTTTCAGGCTCCCAAACACGCCACCACTCACGTCGAATGATCGCATTTTCTTCACCCGTAGGATTTTGTTGATACTGCGCGTTCCACTTAGACGGAGGAATTGACGCTTTTACCGCGGTCAAATCTTCAAGACTCCAATACTCAGGCCAGCACGGAGTCCCATCTTCAAAAATTGCAGGCAACTCCACAACTTCCCATTGGTCCGCCAACGGGTCTTTTGCCATAGATCGAAGCAATTGCCCCGTCATGTCCTTCTCAGACCATCTAGTCTGAACAATGACGATTGACCCGCCCGGTTGTAAACGCTGTCTAGGACCACCTGTGTACCAATCCCACGCATCATCAAAGCCAGTGTTGCTCATCGCCGTCTGCTCCGAGTGCGGATCATCAATAATCACCAAATCACCACCACGACCAGCCAAGTTCGACCCAACACCCACCGCGTAATACATTCCACCACGGTTCGTGTCCCACCGACCAGAGGCCTTACTGTCCGCAGCAAGCTTAACTTCAGGGAAAATATCCTTGAAATCGTCACTCTCAATCATGTTTTTTGTCTTACGACCAAAGTTAACCGCTAATTCTGTCGTGTGCGTCGCCTGAATGATCTTCATTTTTGGATTACGGCCCATCATCCACGCCGGAAACAAGAAAGATGCAAACTCAGACTTCGTGTGCCGCGGTGCCATGTTGATGATTAGGCGCTTTAATTCGCCACGAGCAACACGATCTAGCTTCTCCGCAATGATTTTGTGATGACGACCCGCGATAAACTCAGGCCAAACGGTTTTTACGAAAGTTAAAAAATCATCTTGGCACTTCTCGTTCTTCTCAAGCTGCGCGAGCCGTAGCTCAAGCTTTAGTTTTTTGTCTTCTAGCAACGTGTTTTGCGCTGTACTCATAGGGGTCCCTAGCTAATTTTTCATACGCAGTTTTTAATGTTTCACGTGAAACAATTTGCGATGTTCCACGTGGAACATATCACGCATTATATGCGATTTTAAGCACAAATATAAGACAGTTAATTATGATTCAAAAAATATGGTAATTATTTGTCAGAAACATGGCCTTTACCCTCGACAGACCGACGCCGGGTGCTGGGCCTCGGATCGCGGTTTTTGTTTCCCGGAGCTGGGCTTTTGACCCGATAGCCGGGGGACCCTGCGCAATGTTCCGGGCTAATGGATCACGGCCCACGGCCAGCGGATCGAAGGCGACCGGCGGCGGATACCTGGCACCGGCCACGGTGCAACGTCCGCGGTTTAACTTTCACCGGCTGGGATCGGGGACCACGGCCAGCGCGGCGCGGCTAACTGCCACCGGCTGGGGTTCGCGGCCCGTAGGTTTGGGAACTGGTACGCGGGGCGGGGCCCGCCTTAATTAACTATTTAACACGGGCATAAAAAAGCCCGCACGGTGGCGGGCTTAGTGTCGGCGGATCGGCGGCGTTAGTGGCCAGCGTCCACCAATTGCTGCGCGAGTTTCTGCGCCTTAACATAAGCCGCGTCGGCTTCGTCTTGGCGTCCGCTCATCATCATCATGCCCATGAACTGCAATTGGAAAAGCAGCGACTGGGCGGGCGTGGTTTCGGTTTGCTTTGCGGCTTCCATCAGTCAAACCTCGCGATCTTAGTTTCACGGGTTGCACGGTCGCGAATTGCGGCAATGCCGTATTCATAAACGAAACACTCGAAGCCCTCGAAGATGAAACGCGCCAGCGGTGGCAATGCGTCGTCGTCTTCGTGATCGCTTTGGTAAGTCCCGTTGTGATCGTCAACGGTCCCATTGAAGGGATAGCAGAACCCGCCGAACTGGTAAGCGTTATCCATGCCCGCCGCGATGGCGTCCAGTGTTAGCGCGTCGGCTTCAATGCAGGCCTGACAGAAAAAGTCGGGGATGATCCCGCAAGCTTCCGCCAATTGTGCAGGCGTTGCCCCGCCTAAGTTGTTATCGCTGGCAGGATTAAAAACCCGATCCAGTAGAATGTCCGACGGGCGGACGTTTAAAGTATGAACGTTTGTCATATTGTTTTTCTCCGTAGTACCGGCGGCTTAATTGCTGCCGATGTATGGGATTATATGGGATAACTTTATAAAAAGTAAACCCCCAATAAAAAAGCCCGCACAATGGCGGGCTTTGGTTTCGCGTTGTCGCTGGTGTTATGCGGCGACTTTATCCAGTAGCGCACCGGCTTTTCGTTCAACTTCAATGCGGGCATCTTGGTGGGGAATGTCTCGCGCTATCGCGGTGATAGCTTGCGCGGCATCCCATACGGTTTCGACTGGGCGGCCCTCTTCTTTCAAGTGTCGGGCGTTTGCGGCTTTCGCCATGCGTCCAGATAAACCGGCCCGCTTGCTTAAAAACTCCAAACGGCTTTCATCATCGTGGGCAATCTTGGCGGCTTTCGCGGCTTGGACGCCTTCGACAAATGTCGCGGTTGATCCATGGGCAAAGCTTTCCAACGCTGGGCGGGCTTCCATTGCGAAACGATCCGGCGCAAATTTAGTATGGCGGATTTTAATTTCTTGAAAGTTTTCAACGCCCCATAGGTTGCGATTCATGCAAACCCCGCGCAGATACATCGCGGCAATACCTGCCGTCTTGCTGCCGGTTTCACTGTTCCAAGCATAAAACCCGCGAAACATTAAATCGGGCTCGCCGTTCGGCAGCTTACCGACTTCGATAGGGTTGCGATCATCCACCAAGAAAACGAAAACATCGCGGTCGCTGGCAAATAACGTAGTGGTGTCCATTGTCACGGGCACGTCGGGATCATAAAGGGCTAAACCATCACGGCTCCCCGTCATCATGCCCGGCACTTTCCAACGTCCGCCAGACTCATCAACCAATTTTTTGACCGGCTCCAATATTTCCCAGTCATAAATGCGGCCATAGTCTGGACCCGTCGCCGCTCTCAAGTCGCCGCCGTCGGCTTGGCTTCCGTATACCTTGACCAATTCGCGACCACGGTTATAGCGCAAACCCCATTGGATGCAGTCCGCCGCCAATGGTGCGGGCAAGTCTTTAAGGTATCCGGCAGGCGCTCCCGATAGTTGGGACAATTGGCCAAAACTCCAATTGGTTGGGGTGTTCACGTGGTCCCGGTTATTATCGTCGGCATATTCAATTCTCAAATCGCCGCGGCTTGGGTTTGCTTCGTCGAACTCGCCAACAATCTGGATTTTGTGAGTGTCAACCGTTCGGCTTGTCATCCGTTGCGCGTCGTTCTTTTTAGTGGCCAGCATATTATCCAACGTCAAAAACTTTTGATCGTCGGGGCGGCTAAACCATTGTGATGAAACCGCGGAATTGCCAATCCCGTGCGCGAATGCGTTAGTTTGATAAGTCATAATATTGTTCTCCGTAAAAACAAAAAGGGGGCGGAATTGCTCCCTACCCCCATAATATCGCATAAAGTTATATATAGCGCAAGCTAATATTTAAAAAAGTTATTCCGCTCCAATATCCCCGGCGACGTGGT